AATGCACCTGCGAGGTGCTCATAACGGTTATGATTCGTCATGATCGTCTTGAATTCGCCAAACAGTTGCGTTCCACCCTCCCGTCTAAGGACGTTAAACACAGCCACGAACCGTACCCTTCTTTGGGGAGGGTCCGTAGTAGTGTTAGGTAGGCTTGCTCTCTCCGGAGAGTGAGCTTCCTAAGGAAAGCGGCTGCTGTGGCCGGCCTGCTCCAGGTTTGAAGTACTTGTACTTCGCTCCAAAGAGAAGGTCCTGATCAGGAGACAACAACTTATACGTGATAAACACTATGAAACATAGCGCTTTCACGCACAAGAAGTTAGCTCCAGGACAATGGTCCGGACTGGCCTCTCCCCATGATGGAAACATCACAGGGCTGCTTAGTTGGTGGGGTTACTCTCTCCTCCACTGGGCAGGAAAACCGCTCGCCAAAGGATGGAAACTTGCGTTCCGTCTTGTTGGGTCCACTTCAAGCAAGGTGCTCAAGCGATCAGGAATAAACGACCTGATTATTCGGTATAAGGTGGCATTCATTGCCGTGGTTAAATACCTCGGTGGTGAACCGCTTACCTGTACTGAACAATTAGGCGTTCGTATCCGTATGCGGCACGGTCTTCCACTGCTCTTACCTAAGGTCATTAGAGCTGCGGTACGCCAAGGATCACCCGTAGTAATACGTGTAGTCCTTAGTTTACTTTACAGCTATAAAGGCTTTCAGGGAGTGTATGGGAAGGCAACCTTCGAGACCATCACCTCACCAATGCCTACTTTGAACCCTTCTCTTTACAAAGAATTTTGCGATTTCATTCCGAAATGGATGAAAGCGAACGGTTGGAAAAGAATCCTTCCGTCGCAGCTTAAAACTGAGTTAGGAGATTGGCCCATTATAGTCACGGCGGGGGCTAACTCCAGCGTATCATTCGCTGGGGCAGCAATAGATGCAGCTACCTGGAATGCACAACCGGTGAATCACGCGAAAGCGTGGTTCAAGATTGTACAACCCGAGGTAAATGTCCTACTTGATAGACTCGCGGAACGTTCCAAATACGATCCTGCTAGCCATTCCTTGGGTCGCCTCTCCCTTCGGGAGGAGGCGGCAGGGAAAATCCGAGTCTTCGCCATATGCGATTACTGGACCCAAGTAGCCTTAAAACCGTTTCATAGAATCCTGTTCGATGGCCTCAAAGGTATGACTACCGATGGGACTTTCGATCAGGAGGGCGCGGTTAAGTCCTTTGCAGCTCTCGGGCATACGGATGTATATTCGTACGACCTTAAGGCAGCAACGGATCTTATTCCACGTCCCCTCTACGATCCGATTCTTAAGTACCTACTTGGGGATCAGCTCGCTGGGGTTTGGACGAGCCTACTTACGGACCGTTCCTTTTCGTTGCCAACCGGCTATGAAGGGGAACCATTACGTTACACAAGGGGCCAACCGATGGGGGCATATTCCTCGTGGGCGATGTTAGCGTTAGTGCATCATGCACTATATGCTTTCGCCGCACACCGCGTGGGACTTGCGTCCTTTACGGATTACCGAGTGTTAGGGGATGACGGCGTTGTAGCCGGTTCCCGAGTAGCCGCCAGTTACTTAGCAGTATGTGACCAGTTTGCGGTCATCGTCGGTCTGGCTAAGTCGTTTGAGTCCCGAAAGGGGCTCTTCAACTTTGCCAGTCAGGTGCTTCTCCGGGAGATAGACCTTTCGCCGGCTTCCCTCAAAGAATATTTGAGGGGGCCACGGAACAGTCGAATCCTTTCGGAATTAGGCCACCGTCTTTATAGAAGAGGGTGGTGTGATGCAACTGCATCCGCATTTCTGCGGTTCCTGGTTCCCCCTAAGGATTGGATATCCTTTCGGGGGGTCCTTACGGATAAAGGCGAAACGCCTTTATCTCGAAGGGTTTCCCGTACCCTTCTCTGGCCGTGGAGTCCTCTTGCGAGGGCCCTTACTGCCAGTGAAAGTCAGCTTTTTAGAGCCTTCTTAGCCGCGGCAACGCGACAAGTTGGTCTCTTGGCTGGAGGGAATTGTAACCACATAAGGTTACTACCGCATGAAGATGCGCTTATTCAATCTTGGATCGCGTCAGAACGACGTGACCTTGAAAAGGATAAGGAGCATATCAAGGCTGTAGCCCTTAAGAACCTCGCGGGTTGGTCCCTGTTAAAGGGGACCCGAGAGGACACAAGACTTGACATAAGCCCCCTTTTAGGGGTTCTTGATTACAACTTTACAGCTGTAAACAAGGCCTATGTTAAAGCTTGTGATGGTTATAGAGGGGCCTTGGACCAGATTCGCGCTCTTGAAAATTGGCGTGGACTGGAACATCAAGTCCGAAACCTTCTGCGGCTTATGGAGGCTAAGGAAGAGCTTGCAGCAGCACCATTAATGGATACTGCTGAAGCTATCCTGAATCTTCGTGAGTCCCAAAAGGCTCGAAGCTCCTCGGCTATACTTCGCCTGGCCCTCCGTTTGGAGAAGGCCCATAAGACGTTCAAAGTGAACGTCGTTGACGAGTTAAGCCTTCCGGACTCTTAGTCCTGGACGAGATCTGTGCGTCCGACTCTTAGGAATCCCATTTCGAATGGTGCCTAGGATCTGGTTAACTCGATAGCGGAAAACCACTGTAGTAATACGGTGAGAGTCCTACTACGAGAGTCCAGAACTCACGTACAGCTCGCTTCGGTGTGCCCTTCGGGGCATACCTCAGAGAGTGAGTAAGGGAGTGCGTTACCAAGATTGAAACCAACACTATGCGAACCGGAATCTACTCTTCGGAGAAAGTTTCTGTGGTAGGCATAAGTCCCTGGGTTTCTATAGCCGGCACCCTCCACCCTTGACAGGGGGAGGTCGTGGACCATGGCCGTAGTGCACCAAAAATAGAGTGCACATGCCATGGCCTATACGAGCTAGCCGTAAGAAGCGGCGCCGCCCCGAGGGGGTAAAGCTTGAGTCATGGTAAAACCTACTTGTCCGCATATTAGTGTGTATTAGTGCAGGGTTAATACCCCTGACTTCAACGCCACTAATTGGATGCGCCCGTTCAGTATTCCCGCTCGGCTCATACCCGGGGGGTCAACGCTAGAACTAAGCGCTAACACGGAAATGATCAACCGGTTGAGGGATTAAAGCCCGACACTGTGAAGGTCCAATAGGGGTAGCGTCCTTTGCCCACTTGAAAAGGTAACCTGTGAGAAGGTCGCCGATTCGAGCAGGGTCAGACTCCAGAATTTGGAGTTCGGGTAAGGATTTGGTACAGCACCAAGTCCCCCCAAAAGCGCAGATGACACCTCATGAAAAGTGTCATGGTCTTGGATGAAGTCATCATCTCACTGCCAGGAGC